TACAATGCCAGCATCATTCGCGTCGGCGTTTGTCGCTTTAACGCGCGCATGCACTAAAGAATCTGGCTGCCCATCGGTCAGCTTAAAGCGCTGATACTGAACACCTCCAATATCGTCCGTGGCTATCGGCTCACCCGTGCCGGGTAATGTGACATTATCATCCATCAAGCGCCCCCGGCTGTCAGGGTAAAGCTGGTAATTGTCACTTGCTGGGCTGACGCAACACTGATGTTATCCAGCGTCATATCACCACCACCGCCAGTGGCGGTGACTGTTCCCTGAATGTGGCAGGTAGCACCGACTTTAATTCGGAAATGCCCGGCGGTGCCAGTAGCATCGGCACTGGTGTCCTGCCAGGTGCCGAGCAATGTCTTCGAGCCGTTCGAGGCCGCTGCCAGCCAGTCCGATGGCAGTGTCATCGTCGCAAGTACGGTGCCGCTATCAGCCGCTGCGCAGTTGGCTGGCACTGCGCCGCTGCGAATTTCCAGGGTAGGCGCTGTTCCTATGGCGGTTTCGATGGCATCAATCGACGCATTTCTCGTCGCGGTGGAAAATTGGAATGGCATAGCTGTTTCCTCAATATCGGCGGGCGAAGCCGCGCCTGGGTTTGGGTACGTGCCGAGCTAACATCGACTGCTGAATCAGCTTTGGCGACACTTCTTCGGTCTTGACTTCACTTTCTGTTATCTCAAACAAATCGGCCTGCGCTTGCGGTGCAAACAGCTTTTCGCGCTCTCGAAATACGTTGTCAGCGTAACGACCGCTCATGCAGTACAAATAGGCAGCGTAGGCATAGACTTCACAGTCCCAGGATTCGTTGCGTCGCCCTTCGTTGTCCCACACCAGCAAGCGCCCTTTTGCTGTTTTTTTCCACACCCGCGACTCAGATCGCAGTTGCTTGTAATAGTCCGCTTCAAAACCGAGCGGAAAGTGCAAATAACCGGCACCCGGCTTTTGCAGTTCCAGCCGACCGGCCAGCAAATTTTTAATGGCCTGCGTGCCAACCAGCCGAATCTGTCCACCACTAGGAACCGGCTTGCCGCGCCAGGTAAACTCTATGGTCTTAGGCCGCCCCAGCTTGGGCGCGTCATAAGTGCTTGCGCCCTTAATAGCAAACCAGCTTTTGCCTTTCAGCGCGGCGGTTTTGCAAAAGGCGTAAACGTCCTCCGAGAAATGACCGCCCGAGTCAATTGCCGCTGCATCGACCCGCATGATCTGACCGCTGGCATGTTTAATCGGCGCACTCAATAACTCGCGCAGTTTTTCCCAGGTCTCGGGGGACGATGGGGTGCCGTGAATTTCACCATGCCACACGCCCCAGCTTTCTTCACCCCGGCCATAAACTCGAATGACCACAGCCAGCCGGTTATCCTGCGTATCGACCCCGGCAACACACACCAGGCCACCCGCCGGGCAGGTCATGAGGTCATACTGCTCGGCGCGTTGCTGCAAATGTTCAGCCACGACCTCACTGCGCACCGTGTCGTTGTAAGTCTCGCCCAGGTTGTTGTTGATAAACACCTTGAGCTTTTCAGCGTCGGTCTGCGCTGCAATCCACTCGCGGACCAGCACCGGCCAGGGACGCCAGCCCACCGGCGCACCCAGCGCGTTCAGGTGCCAGCTTGCGACCCCCGGTTCCCCAGTGGCCGTGGCTTCCCAGTAGGCCAAACCCTCGCGCTTGCAGTCCTGCTCCGTCATATCAGCACGGCGCGCCCGGTAGTTCTGGGTCTTCCAGTCGTTTTCAGTGCCCTTGTAGAAACAGGCTTCGCACTCGTAGCGCGCCGAGTCTGGCTCTGCTTCGTCCCAACGTAACTGAGACCAGCGCAAGTGTTGCGCATGGCCACAGTCGGGGCAGTGCAGATACCAGCGCCTTTGGTCGCCGCGCAGAAATTGCTTATTGATCGCGCTACGACTTTCAACAGTCGGCGTTCCGTCGCCGTAGATTTTGGCCTTGTTGCCGAAGTTGGTGGTACGTTTTTTAATCAAGTCCACCGCATCGCCTTGGTCTTTCAGCGCCTGAGGGTACTCGTCTGGCTCTTCAAATTTCAAATAGCGAATGGTCGAAGACTTGACCGCTCCAATGCGGTTGGCTCCGACCATTCGCATCACGCCGCCGGGAAACTTCTTGCGCAGCTTGGTGTTGTCGCTGCCCTTGGTGCCACTGTCACGAATGCGCCGCCGTAGCGCCTGGGTACTCAAGCGCATCGGCTCGAAGCGCGCCAGTTCCCATTGCTTCGCATCGTCGAGCGTAGGAAACACCACCATAATCGAACCAGCGGCATTGCAGATCCACGACCCGAGCATGTTTTCACCTGAGACCGACCCGCCGATCTGATGCGGTTTCTGAAACCAGCCCTCGCGGTAGCGCGACCCCGGCGACATCGTGCGCTGAATGTCAATCAGATAAGGGGTGCGCGTGTTGCGGTACGGTCCAGGCTCGGGCACATCGGGGGGCAACACCCGGTTTTCTTCCGCCCATTGATCGACCCAGATTTGCTTGTCAGGTTTTAACGCCTGACTGATAGCAGCAGCATACCTTTCAAGCGGCGTCCTCGTCGTCTTGTTCGTCTGCATCCTGGGTCACTTTACTCACATCAAATTCGGCTAAGACAGCCGTTAATTCCCCCTCAATCATTTGCTCAATCTGCAGGGCATCATCACTGGCCGCGCACTGGTCTTTGACCCGTGCCGGTACGTTCAATATCTGGTCACGCAAGGCACGAAACGCGGTGAAGGCCATGCGCCGTGCTTCATCGACGTTAATCAGCGAACCCTCAAACTCCTGCAATTCCAGTGTTTCGCGCTTGAGCTTGAGTTGCTCACGCTGCGCCCGTGCCTCGCGGTATGCCTGGTTGTCATCAGGCAGTGGCGCATCAGGCTCGGGCGGCTCCTGTAGCGTCGTGTGCTGGCCGGGTTGTCCGTCCGGGCTGAACAGTAACGAGCGCTTTGACTCGTCAGTGTTGGCCTCCCAGTCGCGGTCTGCGCTTACCGGGTCAATCATTGGCCGGCCATTGGTTTCAGAAACCACCGTTTTAATACGACCAGCCTTGATGGCCTTTTGTACTGCCCCCAGCGTCACACCCCGGTGCCTTGCATAGGCGCGATAGCTTAATAAACTCATACGACTACCCTGGCGTGACTACCCTAATGAAAACCCTGACAAAACGCGAGAAACGAGCTCGGGAATGACCCCCGATGGAGCGCTGCCGGGAGTACCTATTCATTTTGAAGTTGCCAACGCATAAGACCATGCTTCCTGCATGGCAGGCGCTATTTCACGCCGGGCAGTGGCCTCAACCGTTGCATAGAAGTCATACCGCTTCTTGTACTTGGCCGACTGCTTCGGAAATACTACCAGCGGAACTAAAGATTCGTTGCGCGTACCCACATTCACGCGCTTGTAAAGACCTGCTGGCCTACCATCGGTCGGGTCGCCATAGAACAGGTCAAGCCGGTTACTTACGCCCAGCTTTCTTGCCTGCCCCTTAGTCAAACGCTTACCCGCCCTGGCGCGCTCTACCAGCTTCCTGATCGCTCCGCGCGGAATGTTGCCCGACTCATCCAACTGTATTTCAGTCGGCAACCTTAGCGCCATTTTCTTCGGCGCTCTATTTCCACCAAATATCTGGTATTTCAAATACTCAGCCTGAGACGGTCTGATACCCACCGTCGCCTGCAAGCTGGCCTTATTAGCTGAAGCGACGTAAAAGGCGTTGCGCGTCCACTGAGTAGGCTTGTCAAACACTTCACGCAGCACAACGTTTTGCTGATGCTCTCTGACTTTGTTCGCGGTCTTGTTCAAAGCCAAAGATACCGCAAACCGGTACTGGGGATGGAGCTTGAGCGTACTAGCAATCACCTGGTCGATGTTGCTTTGCACGTTAATGTCCATGTTTTGCCCATAAAAAAACCCGCGGTTGGGCGGGTTTGTGGTGCTGCGATTGTTTCGGCGTTAGCTTTGCCAAAGTTTAGCGGATTTTACACAAAACTGATTACTCGTCGAAATTCATTTTGCAGTTGAAAAAGCCTGAAAAGCCAGCCCGTTGATTCTTGACAAAGTATCGGCCACGGTTTGTGGTGCTGCGCCCAGGTGCCCGGCAATGGCGCGCACGCTAAGCTGAGCCAACCAGTACCCGGCAACGACTTCCTGGGCGCGAAGCTCCAGACCCAGCACAAACTCGTTCGTCTGCATAATCTCGCGCACATCGCCAAACTCGACCCCGCTGCAAGTGTCGTCGTTCGACCGCCCGGGCTTTGTGCCGTACTTGATGAGCGTGGTCAGTGGCGTGCAACCATAGGCCGAGGGTGCGCCTTCGACGCGCCGCATGCGCCATTCTGCCCACCGCACCAGCCGGGCATCGACCCACCCATCTACCCGCTGGCTGTTGTACCTACGCTTGCCCATGACTCAACCCCTCTAACCTTTGCAGCGCCTGAACGAAGCCCAGGCCCGCTATGTGCATCACCAGATCAACCGCGCCGCGCCCGCCGCGCCTTGCCCTGGTGTCAAACCACAACACCCCGCCCGTGACCACCAGCTCGTACACCCCACCCGAACCAGCCACATGCCAGCGCTGGCTTTGCGGGTTCTTTCTGGGTCGATAGGTGCTGTCATGCTTGACTTCCAGACCCATCAGGCTCAAGACCTGCATCAGGTCAGCCTTGCGCCACTTATTCACCGTGTCTTGTGGATAAGTCGTCATGATTGCGCCCTCCCCCAGACCCCCACCCCACCAGTCGTATTTAAGAAATACTCACTGGTTGAAAACCACTGCTCCACCTCTGTTCTTAACTCAAAGACTGTTTCTTTTACCAAGACCGTATTCATCTGCTTTCACCTCTATCCGGGTCGGTTGGGACGCACCTAGCCCATCCCGTGCCGCGTTCAGCACGGTTGGCCTTCAGTTGCTATCCGTGTTCGGAGATCAACACCCGACAGACGCGCCGACCCCGCAGGCTCTGTCTTCGCCACCTGCGCTGATGTTTCAGGGTCAATCCTTCGGTATCAGATCAAGCCGGGCGCGCCGCCGTTTACCAACCACGCCAGGCCGTTAAAACGATCAGGGCGGGTTAGCCATGCCACGGCCTCCAAACAGTGCGGCACGGGTCATTTCGTGCCACGACAACGGGTTTCTGACGGGGGCATAAAACGCCACCGGGCGTTTGGCGTAGGGCACCCGTGCCACACGCTCGACTACCACGCGCTGCGACTGCTTGAGGCGCCGTAGCGCGTTGTCTGCATCCGACATGGACAGTTGCAGTGAACCCGCCACCTCACGCAGCGGCAATGCCCCCTGCTGCATCAGCAGCGACTCAATGCGCTGCACTATTTCGCCTTGCGGCCTTCCCCGACGATTCATGCTGCCGCCCTTTCTTTGTGACGTTGCTGTTGCTCTCGTACCTCGGTGTTGGCGGCGCAGATTTGCGCAGCCGTGAATGAGGGCAGCCTGTCAACCAGCACATTGATGCCCTCGTAAATGCAGCGCGCCTGTTCGGCGCTGATGAACCAGGCACCGTGCTGGCGCGCTGACTGCTCTATGTCGTTCATGGCTACTACCGCGCCATCAATGACGGCGCGTTCCTGCCCCCAGGTGGGGCGGTGCTTGCTGTAGAGGTAGTGCGCCATGCCTATGACATTGATGGCCGCGCCGACGCGCTCCCAGCCCGTGTCTGAGGCGGCATGTTCCAGCGCCATGAGACCGAAGCGCAGGTCGCCCTCGAACTCGGTACAGACCGAGCGCGGTAGCGGCTGGTGCCCAGCCTTTGACTGGGGTTTGTAGAGCTTGCGGGGCTTGGCGCTGCCGGGCATCAGTCTTCGTCCCATACCAAGGCGCGCGACAAGTCTTCGCGTTCCATTGCCTTGCGCGCGATGGTACTCACGGCACCATAAGTAGCGCGGTCCACACACACACGGTCGTTCGATACGACCTTAAAACCCAGTTGATAGATTAAATGCAGCGCATCTTCGAGCTTTTCTGTTTTTGTTCGGCTTATTGTGCTTTCACTCACGCCCAAGATTTGCGCCAGGTTGCGCGCTGTTCCGGGGTCTTGCATAGCCTGCAACACCGCCGAGTAGGCTTTGCGTGCCTTTTCTTGAGGGCTGAGGGATAGTTCAGCCATGACTTACACCGCCATGGGCAGAAAATTGACTCAAAAAAATTTCTTTATGTTTAACTTTGATTTGATATGGGATTCCACGAGTAGTCCAATTACTCACACGCTGAACGCCTCCCTTTTTTTCAAAATTAAGCATCTCGGCAACCTTTGCAGGCCCACCAAGTTCTTTAATCAATTGCGCGTCCGCTTGTATTTCGGTGTCGTGAGAATTTCTTTGCATAAACATATTAAACACTATGTTTATAAACAAGTCAATCCCAATGTTTAACAACATCTTGTTTAGTTGATATAGGCTTGCGCCCAACCATATACACATCAGATAAAAATGCATCCAACGGCAAAAAGGCTTTACGAAGTAGCAGAACGCAAGCTGGGCACAAAAAAACCGAGCAAAGTCGCTTTAGAGCTCGGAATCAGCCATCAAGTACTAAAAAACTGGGAAACACGCGGGGTTTCATTACTCGGACTGATGGCATCGCATAACATTTGGGGATGTAACCCTGACTGGATACAAACAGGCGAAGGAAATATGTTTGAAAGGCAGGAAGCGATAAATTCAGCAGAAACAGAAGAAAGAGATGATAAAAGTTTTGTAAATGTCCCGCGTCTTTCAGTTAAGGCAGGCATGGGGAAAAGAATTGCCGCGCCAGAACATGAGTTTGTGACAGACTTAATGAGCATCAGCAGATCTTGGCTAACCCAAAATGTAGCCATTACGTCGCATACAAACTTGTCGATAATTAGCGGTATTGGCGATAGTATGTCACCAACATTTACAGACGGGGATATATTGCTTGTTGACACAGGAGTGTGCGAATTTAGGGTAGATGCAATCTACGTTTTTAGTATTGATAACGAACTATTTATTAAAAGATTACAAAGATTGCCTGGTGGGGTTTACAAAGCCATAAGCGACAATCATATGTATGAAGCTTTTGAGTTGAACCATGATTTTAAGATCCATGGCCGGGTTATTTACGCATGGAATGGGAGAAAACTTTAATGACTGATTTTTTTACAAGAAAAGCTGTTGCCGAAAAAAATGATCTACATAGATCAATTAGTTCTCTAATTGGAATAACCCAAGGTCTAATTTGCGACGGCAACCTTACTGATGAAGAAATTTCTTTTCTGAAAAAATGGATTGAGAATAATGAAAATATGCAATCTTTTTGGCCCGGAAAATTGATCTATACAAAAATACATGAATCACTGAATGATGGCGTTGTGTCAAATGAAGAACGCGAACACTTGATTGATGTAATGCAAAAACTTGTAGGCGGCACTTTAGATAAATTACCAGAACAAAATTTAGTAACCGATTTGGTGTTTGATCAAGAATTGATTGTTTTCAATGGTAAGCGCTTTTGTCTTACAGGCGAGTTTGTTTTTGCCCCAAGAAATCATTGTGAATTGGCGATTTCAAGAAGAGGCGGCGAGTTATCTTCCGGGGTAACCAAAAAAACAGACTACGTCGTTGTTGGCTCCCAAGGAAGCCGGGAATGGCGGCACGGAAGCTTCGGCACAAAAATACAATCAGCCATGCAGCTCAAGGAAAAAGGGCACAAGATTAAAATTGTCAGAGAAGATGACTGGGCTGACTCCTTATCAAAAAACCCAGCACCCTGATAAATAATGTTGCAGCGCAAATACAAACGGTTGACCCGGTCTGATTGAGTGGTCTAAATTACAAAATTCAATAAAAGGAGTTAAAAATGTCACTTATTCAATGCACCGAATGCGGCAAAGATGTAAGCACCCAAGCTAAAACTTGCCCAAATTGTGGCGCAAAAGTTAAAAAACCAGCATCCCGAGTTAAAAAAATGCTTTGGGGGTTCGTGACGGTAGTTTTTTTTGCCGGAATTATTATCAGTCACGAGAACGAACAAACTAGGCAAGCGCAGGAGTCTGCGCTGACACCAGAGCAAAAAGCTCAAAGAGCACAACAGGAAAAATATGAAGAAATGGCAAAACAAGGCGCGAGAAAGTTAAAACTAGCAATGAAAGACCCAGAGTCATTTGAGATCAAAAGTCTTATAGTCATGAAGAACGGAACATCCTGCTACAAATACAGAGCTACAAACAGCTTTAACGCAAAACTCCAGTACAGCGCGGTTCTTACATCCCAAGGTGAAATATTCACACAAGAACAGCAGCAGGAAAAATTTATCAAGATATGGAATAAGGATTGCACTCAACCAGGCGGGGTTGACCTGACTGATTCGAGCAATCTTCAACGATGGCTAAAAAATTGAGTTGTCGTTTTTCATTCACACCACCAAAGCTGAGCAAAAAACTTTACGTAAATAAACGTAATTAAACAAATTGTTTGACTTGTCTGTAAACATCATGTTTAATATCCCCATCGCACAGTTTTACGCGATGCGGGTGAGGCCAAGCAGTTAAGCGCCAGGCAGCCGGATAACCGAAGTACGCCCAGGGTAAGTCGCAAGCGCACCTGGACACGACAACGGCGGCAAACAGCAGCGCAATAAGAAAGGCCAAACAGACAGGAATCCACGGAAGGCTGTCCCCGCAACTAGCGCGATCTGAGCGCACGAGTCGGTTTGCGTGGCGGCGCGGGGTTCCTTGTCCTCCCCCTCTACCCCCACAGGGTTAGCCCATTGCCTTAGTGCAGCGGCGCAGCCACGCATACCGTTGGCTATAACTTTGGCGGGAGGTTTGCTTAGTGAACACCATCACCACTTTGGGTTCCGGTCACAGCCCTATAAGCGATGACGCTGGCGTAAGCCTTGCGTGCTTCGGCATTGATGTTATGCCCCTGGGAAGCACACCACTTGGGGAATTGGTCAAGGTCAATATCAACTTTGATTACGCGGACGCCTTGTGCGCAGAGGCTTTGATAACCAGCATCAGCATTGACAAGCCACTGCGCGTAGGTGACGGGCAGTTTGTCACCATCTTCAAACAAAGCGCGCAGCCGGTCGTAGCTTTCAGCGCTGAACCAAGCCATACCCACAACCAGAACTTGCATAAAAACCCCATTAAGGAAGAACACCTAAAAACTGAAATAGATTTGTTGCGCAGTGACGTTGTCATGCTAGCAGAGCAACTCCGTCAGAAGCATATACAAGTCCAAGAGTTGTTGCAGGCTGTTCAAATGACCTGGGGCAAACAATGACCACGGAAACAACGGCGCAAGCTACCCCCGACCAGTACGACCTGCGCATGGCCTACGCCCGCGTCATGGGCAGCATTGGCCTGCCCTTTGACGAAGCCATGCAGCACCCCGTCCACTCGAAAGCCATTCTTTCACGCGCCCGCATGCTGGTGAAACGACGCCTGCTGCGCGAACAAACCATGACCGACACCAAAGCCCTAGCGGCAGGAGATTAAGCATGACCATTTTGACGACTACAAACGGCGGCAAATTCAACTTGACCGACCCCAAGCCCGAGCAGGTTTTTCTTGACGACATTGCTCACGGGCTGGCCTCGCAAAACCGTTTCATTGGACGCACCCGCCCGTGCTGGAGTGTGGCGCAGCATTCGCTTTTGTGCGCCGAACTGGCCGGGGTAATGCACCAGGACCCAGGTCTGGTAATGGCCGCGCTATTACATGACGCCCACGAAGCCTACATAGGCGACATTGCCACGCCGGTGGTACAGGCCATTGACAAGCTGCACCCCGGCACCGCCAGCGTTCTGCACGACATGAAATGCCTGCTCGACGATACGATTTTCGACGCACTCGACGTACCCGAAGCCGCCTTCTACCTGGGAACCGAGACGCTCAAGCGCATTGATGCCATTGCGCTTAGCGTTGAAAAAAATCTGCTGCTCGATACCAAAGATTCGTGGCCGTGCGACCGGGTATGGAGCGAAATCACCCCCGCACAGTTTGCCGCGATCGGAAAGCTGATGCCGGGCACGGTGCAAACCGCCCTGAATCTGAATTTTGACGAGCAAGTGATGAAATTTATTGACCGTTTTAACCGGCTGTCTTTGGTGTTGTCGGACACCCGAGAAGCTGCCTAGCGTTGTATTTAACCCACCCACGGAGATTGAAATGAACACGACACCCAACACGTTGAGAGATAACGCTTTTCACGCCGGTGCAGCCTTGCTGCATCTGGCGCACGAGCGCGGAAAAGCGCGAGGCGAATGGCGCAGCACCGCTGGAAACGAGCTTTGCTTTAGTTATCGGCGGGTGCTGGATACTCACCGACCGCGCCGCGACACTTATGATGCCCTGGAGTTGCCGAAGCGCAACATTCCTGAACTGATTTGCGCCGTCCATTGTGACCTGAGCGAGGCGTTCAAAGGCTGCCGGGTGCATTCGATGGACGACGAATTGCCTCATCGTCCAAAACTTGAAAGCAAGCTGGCCAAGGCGGTCGTCCGCATCTTTGACATTGCCGGCGGGATGCAGCTTGACCTGCCCGGTGCCATTGCCGACCAGATCAAGGAAAGCCCCATCGAGGCCTCTTTCAGGCGCGAGATTCGCGCCATTTATTCACGCGCTGAGCTGGACGCCGAATTCAAGCGTCTGCGCAATGAGACCAATGATGCGTGACGAGGCACTTGCTCTATCTGATCGCATTCTTGATTTGAACAGCGCTTATCTCGAGCTTTTCAAATTGTGTCTCAAGTATCTAGAAGGCCCCGGCAAGAATGCGAGCTGGGAAGACCTGAAACAGTGGCGCGACGAAAAGCGCTTGCTGATCGAGAGTCTGCAAGTGCTGGTCTCAAAGCCACAAAGTAGTGATTTTTCTGTTGAAGAACGGAAGGCAATGTGAGCAGGGTCGGTCGTCTCTTTACCCTCGCCCGGCCACGAGGAACACAGCCCGAGAAGCCAGACCGCGCCGCCTGCGAACGTTCACGGCACGTATCTGGTCAAGCCGCGACCGGCATCAAAACCAATGCGGCAATTTTTGGGAACGGCCTATTTTTTTGAAAGGTTATGAGATGAAAAAATTATTAACGTCTGCCATCCTGGTGCTTGCAAGTCAGGCATACGCGCAAGACTGGCATGTGCAAGTGCATGGACTAAGCTATCACCAGGTGCGCACTCAGGCTAATAGCATGAAACGGAATGAACTTAACTGGGGTCTTGGGCTTCGTTACCAGGCCACGGAAAGCCTTGACGTTCAGGCCGGAATGTTCAGGAATTCTCAATACAGAGACAGCGCTTATGCAATAGTGACATGGCTACGCTAGTAGTGACCGACGCGGTGCGCGTGGGCGCTTTTGCTGGCGCAGTCAATGGCTACCGCTTGAGAGACGGCAAGCCCGTACCAGCCGGTGGCCTGGCCGCCCGCTGGCAGGGTGAGCGCTTTAGTGTGACGGCACGACTACTGCCAAAGCACCCAAAATCTGACACCGGCGCCATGACTCTCGAGCTTGGCATCAAACTTTAACGGGGGCTGAAATGAGCAAAGCACCAAGACGCGACGAGCGCAGAAAAGCGCGGGAGAAAAAAAGATGGCCTTTCAAATAATCAGACTGAATGAAATTACACGCCGGAATGGCGGGTATGAAATGAATGACAAAACTGACCGCGAAATAATGCAAATGGCGCTCGAGGCGCTGGAAGTACTAACAGATAACTACGACGACAACGCCGTTGGCATTGAGATAGATGCAATTATTGATTTGCGCAAACGACTAGCGCGGCCAGACCCGCTGCAACGGCTCACTGACGTGCAGCAAGAAATAGAAGCCGCATTAGCGCCAGAGCAGAAGCCAGTGGCGTGGCTATCAACTGACAGCATTGGCGAAAGGTATCTATGGTTTAGCAAGCCACTAGATAATGATAAAGCGCAACCACTTTACACCGCCCCGCAAAAGCGCGAATGGCAAAAGCTGGGGAGGTGAAATGACTATTGATCAGCGTGTCTTAGACCCATGCTGCGGCAGCAAAATGATGTGGTTTGATAAAAACAACCAAAATGTAGTGTTCGGGGACATCCGAAGCGAAACACTAACCGTAACTGACAAATCACGCGGCAATAAAACTGGAATACGAATACTGCAAATTGAGCCGGACACATTGATGGATTTTCGACAAATTCCATTTGCGGATGAATCGTTCAAATTGGTTGTATTCGATCCCCCTCACCTTATTCACGCCGGTTCTCGTTCATGGCTGGCCGCAAAATACGGGAAGTTATCTAATAACTGGCAAGACGATTTGCGCAAAGGGTTCGCCGAATGCTTTCGTGTACTGGCCAGCGATGGCGTTCTCGTCTTTAAATGGAATGAAACACAGGTCAAGCTGCGGGAAGTGTTAACGCTTACCAATCATCAGCCTCTATTCGGTCACACTTCTGGCAGGAAAGGAATGACCCACTGGCTAGTGTTCATTTCGCCCAGATAATTAAGGAAGTAATGAAATGACTGACAAAACTGACATTGAACTAATGCGGCAAGCCCTCGATTCGATGCTGGATGCGATGCTGGTCTCAGGCGGCATATCAGACAAGATGTTTGAAACGATCAAAGCTCTACGCGAACGACTAACGCAGCCAGAGCAGAGGCCGCTAATTAACCCCCCGGCCTGCACTTGGACACACGACAACGATGAAGGATCGTGGGACGCTGAGTGTGGCGAGCGCTGGTCGATAACGGAAGGAACGCCGGAAGAAAATAACTTCCGATTCTGCCCCGGCTGCGGTCGCACCGTTAAAACCATTTTCGTGACGCCGCGAAAATGATCGGAGTAATGAAATGACTCACACCGCACTACTACAACGCATCACCGGCACTGAGCGCATCAAGATACGACGCGCCGGAAAATCATGGGTGGACGAGCGAGGCATCAGGTACAACACTGAAACCGGACGGCGGCACATGGACAGCAGCAACGGCATCAAGCTGTTGCTTGAGAGCATTGAGGAAGCAAAGGACGACAATGAGCGCAATCTTTGAAATGCCGATAGATTCGGAAACCCTCACCACCGACGAGGTGGCGACAATCACCGGCTGCATGCGTCGAGCAGATCAAGTGGAATGGCTGAACACCAACGGCTGGGCGTATCACAAAAACAAAGCCGGTGAGCCAATTGTAGGGCGACTGTATGCCCGACTGAAACTGGCGGGCATAACACCCGCTGCATTGACCACATCAGGCGGCTGGACGCCAGATTTTTCAGCGATTCGCTGATGGTGTAAATTATGTCAATGCGCCCAAAATTGCACCGCGATCTGCCACCGCGCATGTTGCGCCGGAAAAAGCGACTTGCCAGCGGCAAGGTATGGGAAGCGTATTACTACAACGGTAGAGACGAGGCAGGCAGGCGCGTAGAAATTCCGCTGGGCACTGACATCAACGAAGCCAAGCGAAAGTGGGCGGAACTCGAATGCAAACCCGCACCGGTCGAGACCGGGCTGATGCGGCACATATTCGACAGGTATGAGCGTGAGATAGTACCGACAAAGGCACCACGCACTCAAAAAGACAACCTCGGCATGCTGGTCATGCTGCGCTCGGTGTTCGATAGCGCACCTATCGACGCAATCACGCCACAGCACGTTGCTCAATACCGGGACAACCGCAAGTCCAAGGTAAAGGGGTCGGAAGGCGCACCGGCAACCGTTCGCGCTAACCGCGAAATCACTCTGTTTTCTCACATCTGGAATATGGCGCGCGAGTGGGGGTACACAGCACACGAGAACCCGTGTCGCGGTGTAAGGAAGAACAAGGAACAGCCACGCGATTTTTATGCCGACGATGCCGTCTGGTCGGTGGTCTATGGCAAGGCCGTGGACGAGTTGAAAGACGCGATGGACATTGCCTACCTGACCGGGCAGCGTCCTGCGGACGTGCTCAAGATGATGGAAACCGACGTGCGCGACGGTGCCCTTGAGGTCAAACAGAACAAGACCAAAAAACGCCTGCGGATTCTGCTCGACCGAGATGACGGCACCCGCACCCAGCTTGGCACTGTCATTGACCGGATACGGTCGCGGTCGCGCAAAGTGCGAAGCCTCTACCTGGTCGCCACCAAGTCAGGCACAGCGCTCAATCAACACACGCTGCGCGTGCGCTTCGATGCCGCCCGCAATGCCGCTATCGTGGAACTGACCGGGCAGGGGAAAAATGAACTCGCCGCCCGCGTGCGTCAATTCCAGTTCAGAGACATTCGACCGAAGGCCGCCAGCGAAATTGGCGACGTGATGGCCGCAAGCAAGCTGCTGGGGCACACCGAGCAGGAAATAACTAAGAAGGTTTACATCCGCGTCGGTGAGACAGTCAAGCCAACGAGGTAAGCGCGTGCGCCACGCCCATGTGAAAACAGCCCCGATTGGGGCTGTTCTCGTTTCTGGCGGAAGCGGTGAGATTCGAACTCACGGAACATTTCTGTTCGTCGGTTTTCAAGACCGGTGCAATAAACCAGACTCTGCCACGCTTCCTTTACTGGAGTGAGGAGCCAGATTCGAACTGGCGGCTTTACAGTTTTGCAGACTGTTGCATTGGGCCTCTCTGCCATCCTCACATTGTTTGGCGTACCGGGAGGGATTCGAACCCCCATCATACAGTTTTGGAGACTGTCGTTCTGCCAGTTTGAGCTATACTCCCAAAATGGTCCCCCGTTGAGGAATCGAACCTCATCCTGGACCTTATCTAGATTAATCGGTTATAAGCCGACCTGCTCTCCATGAGCTAACGAGGGTTATAAAACGGGATACTATTCTTGACGAATGCTCTACCTAATGAGCTATTTTTCCATGCGGAAAAAGATGGAATCGAACCACCTACCTATCGTTTGGATAGTTTTGCTGTGAGTATCCC